TCCTAAACCCCGAACCAACTTGATACTTCATCAACTGCCGAGCCACAAAAATCGGCAGTTTAACTTGGAACGTGTAGTAGCTATGACGAAAGGGAGATGTGTGTTCGTTCTTCCAAAGAAACTTAGTTAGCTTCTTATCTTTGCTTTCAAAAGTGTCCTTTTCATTATTATAGGAGCATCTTGCAGCGTTTACAGTTTTTAATGCTGGACTTGAGACCATCTGATCCACTAGTGCGACACTGCTTTTCCCATCTTTAAGGAAGTCTTTTGAGTTTTTATCAGTCATTTAATAGGGCTTTGAGGTAAATAGGATAGGAGTATTATAGCCATGTTAACTAAATTTGAACAAGCTTTGCTAGAAAAGGGTGATATGTCTGGCTTGACGCAGAAGGGTGGACACAAGAGGTCCACTAAGAGTGGTGCTGGATTAACACAGAAGGGTGTCAATGCAGTGAACAGAAAGACCGGTGGTAACCTGAAGACCGCTGTGACCACACCTCCTTCCAAGCTGGAGCCTGACAGTAAACCGGCTAAACGTCGGAAGTCATTCTGTGCTAGAAGTAAAGGGTGGACAGGTGAGCGCGGTAAAGCGGCTCGCAGTAGATGGAATTGCTCCACTGATATTGTTCGAGGTGCTCGTTTGGCGTTGGCTGAGAGAGTTCTTGAAGCCTGTTGGAAAACTCACAAGAAAGTGGGTATGAAAAAGAAAGGTGGCCGTATGGTTCCCAACTGCGTGAAAAAGTAATCTAGGTATTTATTATGGCAAAGAAAAAAAGTAAGGGTCTTGATCCCGTTGGTAAAGAGGACGATGATGTCAACAACAATGGTGTTGACAATGATACTAGTGATAAGTACATCAAGAATCGTCGTAGAACAATAAGCAAGGCTATGGGCAAGGATCGTGAAGATAGCTCGCATGATTTGTTTATCGATGAGGTGATGAGCCGTGTCGAAGAAAAAATCATCCTTGAAGAAGAGATTATTGAAGATATTATTTCCGAAGCGGAAGAATTTGGAATTGACATTAACGACCTGACCGAAGCAGAGCTAGATGAGTTATTCGGCTTTGGACTAGAAAAGAGAAGTGCGTTGAAAGTTGCTCGTGACCGTCAGGCTAAGAGGAAGGCCAAACCAGCAAGCGATGGAAAATCTGTACTTACTAAAAAGGCTAGGGGTAGAGACTCTAAATTCGAGAAAGACCGAAGCACGAGGACTGGAAATGCTGAAGGTCCCGTAGCTCAAGGTAGAGGCGAGCATATGGACCCTCGCAACCCACTCGCAAGTGTTTCTACCTCAAAGGAGATGACACCACAAGAAAGGTCAGACTTCTTCAAAAAACGGGCGGAAGGAAAGAAAGGCACGAAGCCCAGGTCATTCGCAGTAGGCTCTGGGAAAATGGGAACCCCGAAAGCTAAATTGGGAAGAAATCGTGGCGGCTATGGTGGAAATTTTAGGAGGGCACAGGCAAATAAATTTGGTGCAGGAGTAAACGAGCCGGTGATGGACGCTAGGCCACTAGCAGTTAGAAAGCCAAAGAAACTTGGGATCTCTGCCAGCACTGACATCGTTCGTGGTGCTCGTTTAGCTTTGGCTGAAAGAGTTCTTAATGCGATGTCAGAAGCTCTTGGACCCCTACCAAAACCACCAAAGATTAAGAAGTATAGTGCGGAAGAGACGAAGGCTTATCACGATGACAGAGCCAGGAAGAAGCTCGCAGCAGAGAACGCTCGTCTTAAGGGATGGCAAGACAGTGGATTTAATTACAAGAGTCGGCCATAACAAACCTTAGTCCCACTACTGCAAGGGGTATATAACTTTACCATGTTATTATCATTACTCCTTGCGGTATTACCTCAAAGTCCAATAGGGACGAACTTAGAGGGCGTTAAAGACTGGCAGAATCAGACACCCTTCGTAGATGCTTTTAAGAGTTCACGAGAATGGGTGAGTCATCAAGCTAATCCTCATGTATGGGGTACAGGCCCAGCGGTCATTACAGACGAGTTAGGATGGCCTCAGAGCCTTCAATCTAATCAGGAGATAGAGTCCATCATATTCGCTAATGGCTCTCCTACATACCCTGACGGCGTTTACACGATACGTTACAATGGTGTAGGAACCATAGAACCTAGAGCGGGTGGTGATGGTTCTTTAACTATACTAGAACAATCGCAAGGCCACATTAAAATTAATTTACAGGTTCCGAGCAATGGGCTTTTTAGTCTTAGGATTACGGACATTGTACAACCCATTGAAAATATCAGAGTATACTTACCTGGGTATGATAACTCTACAAGGATTTTCCATCCTGATTACATTAAGGGTTTAGAGCCTTTTGATACTCTTAGATTCATGGATTGGGGTCGTACGAATAACAGCCCTGTAACCTCATGGTGGCAAGCTACTAACTTTTTTAACTACACTCAAGCTACTGACCAAGGTGTGCATCCTTTATACATGATTGAGTTGTGTAATCAGACTTGCAAGAACATGTGGATCTGCGTGCCACATCTGGCTGACGATCTGTATGTTATTTACTTAGCATACCTTTGTAGGATTGCTCTCGATCCTTCTTTGACAGTATACTTAGAGTATAGCAATGAGGTTTGGAACAGCCAATTTCAACAGACTCAATATGCTCAGACTCAAGGTTTAGCATTAGGTTTGCATCCTACTTCTTGGCACGCTGGATGGCTATACTATTCTCAAAGATCGGTTGAGGTATTTGAAATATTTTCTAATGTCTACGGTCAACCTAGAGATAGAAACTTAGTTAGAGTGTTAGCAGGGCAGAGTGTGAATCCTTGGATAAACACTCAAATCATGGATTGGCAAGACGCTTACAAGCACGCGGATGCTTTTGCAGTCGCTCCTTACTTTGGAGGGTATTTAGGTAATCTTAATGTTTCTCCTAACACCGCTACTTTCTCAATTCCTCAGATATTATCTGATTGTGATACTAACAGTGCTTTCAACCATTCACAGTATACGCTAACTAATTCAAATTATACAGCCTTTCGTGGTTTAGATCTTCTTGCTTACGAGGGTGGTCAACATCTAGTTGGAGTTGGTGCGGCTCAAAACGATCAAACGCTTACTAACTTATTCGTAGCCGCCAATAGAGATCCTCAAATGCGTACATTATATTTCAATGATCTCACCAGATGGGAAGCTAATGGGGGTGGTTTGTTTATGAGTTATGCCTTTACCGGAAACCCATCCAGATATGGTTCCTGGGGTCTGCTAGAGTGGCAAGGGCAGATTAGATCTACGGCTCCTAAGTGGTTAGGAGTTATGGATTACTTGGGTCGTTAAAGATGGTACTCAACACCATTACCGAAGCTAGTCCCAACTTCAACGTCTACACCTAGAGGAACCTTTAATTCAATATTGAAGTTTTCTCTCATGTAGTGGTAGTTCTCAAGTTCATCTTTTACTAATTCTACGACACGCCTAGTCTCTGCCTTAGGTGCGATGAGTTCGATGGAGTCGTGGACCGTAGCCACTACTTTAGCCTCCATACCTTTGAGCTTTTCAATGACACCTAGCATACCACATAAAAGAATATCACTAGCTGCTGACTGAATCGTGAAGTTAAGTCCTTGTCTAAACGCTTCTCGACGGACTCCCTTGAAGGGCGAGTCAATATTAGGAAGGTTCCTACGCCGACCAAAGATCGTCTTTGCATACTTGAACTGCTCAATGTATTCTTGAACATTGTCCATATAGCGACTCACCCCAGGAAATGCCTTCAACCAAGAGTTAATGATCTCTTCTGCTCTTTGTTCGGGTATGTTACGTTTTGCAGCAAGAGTAAATGCAGTGCCTCCGTAGACAGTAAGGAAGCTTACCTCCTTTGCAATCTGCCTTTCAAGCTTTGTAACATCCTTAGGATCCTTCTTAAAGGTTAAACCGGCAGAGTAACTGTGCAGGTCAACGCCAGAGCTAAAAGCTTTGATCATGTTCCGTTCGTTAGCCACGTGAGCAAGAACACGTAGTTCCATCGCCTTCATGTCAATAGTAATGAAATCATGGCCCTTAGGCGCAACGACGTAATCACGGATATTTACATCTAGATTCTCACGAGGAAGGGTATGGAATGATACTCCAATCTTACCATTACGACCTCGTTCAATATTAGCACCTGAATTAGAGATACGACCTGTTACGGTACCATCGATGCGATACGAACTGTAAATCTTACCGTTACCTGTATTCCCAAGAGCGATACGAGTGCCATCAATATAAGTAGACTTTAGTTTAACATACTTCTTGTATTCAGAGAACCGATCAAAGAATGCCTTAGCGGCCTTAACCTGATCGTCACTCATATTGTGGAGGACTGACTTAGCAATGTTTACTTCTTCGTTACTCATCTTTAAGACCTCTTGAGGTGTACTCGTCACCCACTAATTGCCCCACTTTAACTAGAGTTTCCTCATTAGTTGAAGGGGCACCTTTCTTCGTGAAATGAAAAGGATACAGTCCAAGTCCAAAGTCTTCAACCACTGTGTATTCCTTCTCCTTATCTTTCTTCTCTAAGGAGAAAATAATCCTAATCAAATCCTTCGTTGAGTTGAGATTGATCTCATCATCTAGATCAGCGGCATCTCTCAAAGCACGCTCTGCCTTCTCAATCCTATCATCTAGTTGAATTCCTAACTCTTCAAGCTTATCCTCGTCAATTAGCAATCCCTCATACTCCATGTCTCTAAAAGCCATGGTTAAAGGAGCAATCAGTTTATCGTAGAGCTTACCAAGTTTCCGCTCTTCCAATTCTTGCAGAAGCTTATGGTAAACACGAGCCGTACCGTAAGTATCCTTTGCGTTACCCTCGACGCAGAAGTTTAGTGGGATATTTTTCCAATCAAACTTTTTTCCTTCAACTGTAAGCATTAGAATTCTTCCTCTGGAAAGTAGTAGTACACTAGATCTGATAGTGACTTCGGGACATCCTCTTTATAGAGGTGCTGTAGTAGTCTAGTATCATACACGTCATGCACCTCCTCTACACCATACCTTTTGAGAAATTTAAGGTCGAAGGTTGCGTTCTGCAAGATCTTCCTAATATCTTTTCTCTTCATCATACAAGCAATGAAGTTTAGGAAACTCTCTTTAACACGATTACTTATCTTCGCCTCAGGATGATCAATGGGAAGTACTAATGTCCCTCCAAGATCACCAGTAACTCTATCAATGAGCGTCATTGACACCGTGTGAATAGTATCCTTCATGAAGTTCAAACCAGTGGTCTCAATATCAATAGCCATATCTAGTTTACTGTCCAGGAAATCATCTCGGACTTCATTTAACTCACTCGTAGTCATAGCAAAAGTATAATCCACCTGAACCGCTGAGGACTTCCCTAAGAGGATATTATTAACAGCGTTCTGTATGTCTGTTGAAAAGAGAAACGAGTTCCTAGGCTCACTCACGACCTCAAAAGGGTGCTTAATAACCACTAACGGGAAGGTGTGTCCATTAGGAGATTCTAAGGAGATGGGCTTACCTCTAACCCTAGACTCTAAGGTAGCTTTACCATAAAGCATAGTTGTCGCAAGCTTGCCACATGCGAACACCAGCTTTGGTTTGTACCTCTCAATAGAGTCATACAAGTGATGGGTACATGTCTTCCTAATCTCGGGATTCAAATTGTCCGTATTAATTGAGGGACACTTAACAGCCGTAGTCATTCCTACTTTAAACTTATCAAGTAAACCGAGGCCAGCGAGTTGATTCATGATAACAGAATACTCCTGAGCGCGAAAAGGAACCCACTGACCCTCATGCATTTTAGGGGACTCGGCAACAAACAAGATGTCGCACTCCTCCTCAACCTCTTCTTCAAGGATAGTATGCCTTGGTAGGTTCATGCTGAGTGCGGGACAGCCAGAACACTTTGGATTTGGCTGGTTGAAGCTAAGGTTGATCACAGGACTATCATAGGGTAGTGGGTAACTATATCGATAATAAGAAGTTTGAAGAACTTATTGGACAGTTCAAAGAGGGTGACAAAAGCAAAGAAGAAGAACTCTTTGCGATGTTTGATATTCTTGTAAACAGATTAATGCTATCCTTCAAGTTCAACGTTGATCACGAGGAAGCAAAACAAGAATGCTTCTTGTTGATACTAAAAGTACTAAAGAATTTCAACAAGGAATCTGGTCAGGCGTTTAATTACTTCACCACAGTAATTCTAAACAACCTGAGACTTCTTTACTCAAAGACAAAGAAGTACAACGAAAAGATGGAGACTTATAAAGCCCTAAAGAGCGGGAACTATATTCCAAGTTCCGCGCCGACCGATCCGTTGTAACTCACCACTCTAGGAAACGACTTGTGAATCACCACAAGCATTGGTAGCTGAGAGTAGGAGGACAGACATGCTGTGGAAATGGTCTCACGATGAGACTTTATTGAAGACCTAATTACCTCTAAGCAACTAGGCACATCAAAAATGTCAATGATGTTGAGATCAGTGTCTCCATCAGATGAGATGCTGTTATTGAAGAACTCACAAGACTTGTCCCACTGATTCGTAATCAGATAATGAGAAGTCCTCTTGTTCTCCATGTTCGAGTTTACAACAGAATCCAAATGCTTGGAGTTTCTGATGTGAAAAGATTTAAAACTATTCTTTTTCCGTGGCATCTGCAACCTGATTAACTTCTTCTGAGGTTTCTTGAACTGAAGCTTCTCCACTCTCGGCTTCTTGTGATTGCTTGTGAGCCTCTACTAGAGAAGTGATCTCGTTAGTCATTGCGTTACACCCAGCAAAAAAGATCTGCTTGTAGAACACTTCTTCCTCAAGCTCTGGTGGCTTAATCATGCAGAAGTTCTTGAAGCCTTCTGCTTCGTCCTTGGAAAACTTAATTTGAATTTTCATACGTCCTCTACCTCTCTCTATTAATTTAATTTTTGTATTGTCTAAACTGAAAGAAACGCTTTCTGTCATGAGTCTATTATAGCTCTATGAAAGACGATTTTAATTTAGCACCTTTGAAAAAAAAGAAGAAGGTAAACTCAAGAGCAAAAGGAAATCGGTTTGAAAACAAGATAGCCCGAGAGTTAAACGAACGGTTTGATACTAAAGAGTTTTGCAGAACTCCTGGGTCTGGTGCCTTTGCTACTACTCATACATTACCTGAATATTTAAAGGTATATGGTGATTTAATTACACCAGAGAATTTTAAGTTTATTATTGAATGTAAGAAAGGATACAATGAAGAACAAGTAAGTGATTTATTCAATACTAAATCAAATATATGTAAGATGATAGATCAAGCTCATCGAGATTCTAAGAAGTCTTCTAGAGAATTTTTATTATTTATTGGTCAAGATCGTAGAGAACCAATCGCTATAACTAATGCGAAAGACCTTCCCTTTGGTAAAAATTACTTGAAAGGTACAATTAATAAAATTGAAGTATCAATGTTTAAGCTAGCAGATTTACTACTCATCGACGATGCTTACTTTTTCTTGAAGCAGTGATAAAGCTAGCATGATATGCTTAAACGCTTCGGACATTGTACTTTCCACTTTCTTCCTCGTCTTCTTCACCAGCTTATTGAAATAATCTAGTGCAGCTTTATTTAATCTCGTTTCAAATTGACCAAAGAAACTACTAACCCTACCTTCTTTTTTAGATGGGTTAAGTAAGTAAGAGAAGTGAATTGAAATATTAGTTCCTGGCATAACTAAGCTGAATCCTCCATTATCAAGAACTGCTCCGTTGTTCATACTTCTTTTAATTTGCCATTTATCGTCGCCTGCTAGTATGGACCCCCAAGCTTCCTTCAAAGGATCATTTTGTTTAAAAACAATATCATCGTTAGTATTTAAACCTCGATAATCACACAAAGTGTTATCATCATCCGAACCACCAGCATGTAACATTCGAGTCGCCAAGTACTGTTTTGCAAGGGTACTGTTTTTACCATCTGATCCAATGTCAGAAAATAATTGTTGATCTTCAAGATATCTTTTAACTGATTCTTTTGCTTTGGAATAATTTGCATCGTCAGCAGTATTCGAGAAAGTCTTTTGAGAGGTTAGTTGCTTTAGAGTGGTAGACAATTCTCTACTAGAAACTTTTAAATCTATTCCTTCTTTTTCTAATCGAGAGTTTACTAGCTTTTGAAGATTAGTGAGGCGATCCACCTTTAACCTTCGCGTACCTTTAACCTGAACAAAGCGGTCATCACCGATTCCATCAACAGCATTTTCAATACTTTTAATTTTATTTGCATACTCTTTATATGCCGTTGGATTTTCAATATTTAATATTTCTTGTATCTTTCTCATGAAGGGTTCTGAAAACTGTCCATCAGCCACACCTAACAAATTATCCATCGTGCCTTTACGACCACCTCCCATGACCGCTCCGTGACCCTCAAACTTTCTATAGTTCTTCAAGCTAACTTTAATGCTGTAAACATTTTGGCCAGGATCAAAAATATTGCTACCTCTCAAAATATCAGCTAGAGATCTGTCGGGAGTGTCATCGTCAGTGATTATACCTGGGGCATCCCTAAGAGCTTCCTCCAAGGATTGTTCTTCTGGTTCTAGGTCTACGCCCATCTTTCGAGCGGCTTCTTCAGCTTGTTCTCTCGTTTTGTAAATTTCTAAAACATCCTGCCGTTTTCCTCGTTTAGTTTCAGTACCTACTGGCAATACGAAATCTGGTTTTCTTTTTGCAAGACATGTTCTAGAGTGTCGCATCATTGAGCCAAACAAAGAATCCTTATCAAAACTAAGTACGCCGTCTTCAGACATACCATCAGCAACATTCTTAAGTTGTTCAATGATTTCAGCTTGTTCAGGGGATAAGGCAGTGTATTTGCCTTGCATGACCCAAGTCTCCACATCTTCCTTCAACCTTCTGAGTCTTTCTTGAATTTTAGAAAACTTTCTTGCAATTAGTACATCAAGATCCCCAGTTGGAACGCCCATGCCTATCTTTCTTTTTGATTCTAGAAGAGAGAAAACCTCTAGAATCTCTTCCATCATAAAACCTCTCACGGCATTATCATTCTTTGACTCATCTCGTCCAATATCCAATGCTCTCACGTCTACCATTCTAACTTTCTTATCTGAATCTTCGGCAAGACCTGGATTACATTTATTTGTTGCTTTCCTTAGTAAATTAGAAATAGTATGCTGAGGATCAGAAAAAGAGAGTGCTCGGCTTCTGTCCGCACCTTCACCTTTAGGACTGATGATTACTCTGTTTGTACCTTTCTGAAGAGCAAAGTCTTTTAAGACTGTAGCACAGTCTTGGTCTGAAGGCTCGGCTCCGGCAACAACTCTCATTAAGTCACTTAAACTTTTAGAAACATAAACACTCTGAAACCCGTCTACAGGTCGTTCGTTAGATACCCATTCTCCATCTCTTAGATTTAAAGAAAGTTTATCTTGTAAAAGCTTCTTTTCAAATGAGTCTCTTTTGGATCCTGCAAACTTAGATTGGTAGTCTTCTACACTACCATAGGCACTTTTCTGATCAGTAGACATTTGTTCCCAAGCAGCAGGAATGTTTTGCACAATGGTTTCTAAGTTACCCGTGATCGCATCTTTTTCTGCGTCCGAGAGAGTGTCGTTATCAATTTGTGAAAGCAACGACCCCGCTTTGATTAGGTCTCTTTCTTTTGTAGCCGTTGCACCCCCTTCATAGTCGCCTATGATTGAGCTTATTAATTTTTTTAAGTTCGTTACTCCATTTGTTTTAGCTGGATCTTCACTCAGAGTGTTGAATTGAAGTACTCCAGATTCGTCTACTATAGAACCCTTATCTACAAGCCCTACCGAACCAAAAGCTACTCCCTTACCTCCGCTTACTTTTCCTGCTGCCGGAGAAAAGAAATACTCTTTACCAGAAATTGTAGTTTTAAAAGATGCTCGATTTTTAGCTTTGCTTGCGTCGGCCCACACAGCACTTTTCAGTTCGCCTACGGCTGCTGTAAGTCTAGCTGGGTCTACAACTCCAGCTACATCTTCCTCCTCTAAGATGATGAGTTTTCGATTATGAAACTTGCTGTAACTTTCAAGAATATCTCGTTTTAGCATAACTTATAATAGACAAATAGCCTTCTCTCTATATTTAGAGAGAAGGCTACCATGACATAGATTAGGTTAAGTTACTACGTAGCACGAGTATTCGTATGTCCCTCCGCGCCAGCCGGGATTCCTGGTTTCTTCTCGTAGTTCATGAAATCAAAGCGGAAAGTAACTGTAACGGTTGAAAACTCGTTGGTGGAGTAGTTCTTTTCGGAAAAAGCAACCTTCTCAGCGTAAACTCCGTAAAGCTCAACACCAGCAATAGGTTGGTTGGCACCGTTCATTTCAACGATGGTCATCTTCTCACCTTTGTACTTAGTACCATTGCCTCCTCGGAATCCAGCTTTGCCTGTGACAGGATTGTAAACTTCTTTGAAAGATTTCCAAAGATTTGCTGTGGAATTCTTAAGAAGAAGATTATCAAAAGTAATTTCAACAGGCTCATAGGTAACCTTACCAGGGTAGTGAACCTTATCGTTAAGTCTATCAAGGGCGATAGATTCAACACCGTAAGAAATCTGTCCTACTTGTTTCGCAGCAACAGTTACGTCTTGGTTACCTGTAATTCCAGGGAATCCTTGAAAATTGACTTCGAACTGATAGGTTCTGACCGTTTCAAGATCAGAAGAGATTATTGGCAACGTGCCGCCAGTTCTACGATCTAAGCCATCTATTATACTATTTGCAGGTACTGCCATTTTTTATTCCTTAACTAATGGAAGCTGACTGACTCGTCAGATTCACTTCGAAGACTACAGTTTCAGCAGCCTTAGTAGGTTTGATTACTACTGAACACCAGAGTTCATTCCTATCTACTCTTAATGGAGTGTTCGTGGTGGAGTCACACTTTACCGATCCATCAACAATTGCACGCCTAGCTTTAAGATCACTCAAGAACGGGTTAACCACGTCCTGAACTTGCTCCCAAGTAAACGAATCATTTGGTTCAAATTGGAAGGGCTTTCCAACCTCAAGTAGAACCTTTCTAATGTAAATCATTAGTCTTCTGACGTTGACCCTATCCAAAGCGGTAGGGAGTCTTTGAGCCGTTTTTTGTCCAAAGATTACGATACCAGTGGTTGGCTCATTTGCAACTGGGTTCACGTTGTTAGCATACAAAGCATCACGATCCCCTTGGTTTACTACAACCTCAGTAGCCGTAGGCTTCGTTAGGCGACCTCTTCTAAATCCAGCCGGAGCAAACCATGGCTCGGTAACGCTGTCCGTAAAGACGCACTGACGAGCAGCGAAGATCGAAGGATCATACCACTCTTCCTTACCTGCAAACGGATTGAACACTTGTACCCAAGGCCAGTAAACAGCCGCATACGAGTTGTTCAGAGCAGCGGTTCTTGCACCGGCACCGTTAATCCAATCGATTGCATCTTGAGCTTCGTCGAATCCATAAGGTGGAGCAACTAGAGCAAAGAAGTTCTTAGAACTTTCACCTAAGTTGATGAGAGCGTTCTGAACAGCATCATCACTGATACCAGGAACGACTGCAAGTGAAATGTTCAGGCGATCTTCGTCTAAAGCATACATGCCTGTCTTCTTGGAAGCAGTACCAATTAGAGCAGTGATATCAACACCTGATTGAGGGTCTTCCGTGTTTTGATAGCCGCTATCACCACCAGTGAACCTTGAAGTACCTTCGACAAGCTTGACGAATCTTGGAGTTCCATTATCGGCACCCAAGGTGTCTACACTGGTTGCACTTGGTTGAGCAATGTTCGCTGTGAATCCTACTGGAATGCTTAACTTTTGACCAAAGGTGTCTGGGAAACCCTCGTAGTCTTCCCCCGCAGCACTAGTTTCGATATCAATGTAAATATACTCAGACTTATTATTTCTCCAGTCATTAGCCGAATCTTCCAATAGAAGACTTCTAACATACTCAAGACTTGATGGTTGAAGGTTAATATTCAAAGCTTCGACCTGAGCACCATCTGAGTTGATTGAAAGTTTATCAAGGATACCTAGGTTATCAAGTTCAACAGAAAGACCCTTAATACTACCATCATTCTTACTTGCTAAGTTATAACCCGAACCTGGGTAAAGCGAGTAGGCTTTAAAGTCCATGTTTGAAGAAGCCGTGAATCCGTAGGCTGTGTTGTTGAAAAGTCCAACTTGTGTGGATCCCGTACCAGTCACGGAACTTGCATCGCCCTTGACATCAACAGTGATAAATCTAAAGCCCTGATCGCGTGTACCCGAGACAGAAGACAACTGCATGTAAGCACCCGAACCAGCATACTTAGAGGCTAAGTAAATATCATCACCCTCAGTGTAGGATACCACAGGACCGTTTCCTTCTCTAGAAAACGCTGCTGTTATAACCTTGCCAGCAGTGTCCAATTTAGGATCCGAAGAAACAATAGCCTTAGTCTCTACAATTCCACTTGCTCTGAATAAACCATCGTTACCATACGTCGAATAGAAGATTGAAGAACCAGCAACACCATTAAAGCCACTCACCAAGAAGGCTGGGCTAGCTCCGACTGCAATCGCGGCTCCGGTCTTGCTGCTCAGGGTGGCTGAGGCTTGAGCCGCACTAGAGTTGGCCGCTCTTACAAAGTACATTTGGTTCGTAGCCTCCAGGATTTCAATAGCTCCTTCTAGACCTTGACCAGGAATTTCACTCTTCGGTTCACCAAACTTTCTAATAAGATTTTCAGAACTAGTGATAAGGACAGGTTTGTTTGCTGGACCTTTGTCGGCAAACCCAACAACACCCACAACGCTAGAATCAACATTAGGGGCGAATACGGAAATGTCATTTTCTATAACGACAACAGAAGGACTAGTGGGAAGTGCCATGGATTATTTACCTCTGATGAGTGGAGTTCTCTTGACCTTAAGATTAGGCTTAGGAGGGAGAGGAGCGTTTACGGGAGTGGCATCGGAAGTTACGGAGACCTTCACCATTCTTCTAGAAATTAAATTCTTTAAAACATTACCCTCCCAGTTATCCGGGACCGTAACCTTTTTACCAGGAAGTAGGTATACTGATTTTACACTTTTTTCTCCGCCGGAAGGATCGATTAGTGTTACAGATAAGCCCTGTAGGCTTGTGTTCTTTATAGTTTTCATTTAAAAGCTCCTAATATATTTACTACTAACGGAAGCTAAAACTAGTTAATTTACTAGTCTTTGAATTCAGAGGTATATACATCAATTATACAAATTCACTTGAACCATTTTAAAGGTTGGAGATGTGTTCGTTGCTCCACCTCCAGGATCAGCAGCAACTGAAACTATTTCAAAAGCTCCAGCATCGAAGGGAGAGGTTCCTCTGGTGTTACCTGCTAGGTCTGGTGAGGGTAGGGTAACATTGGAGACAAACCCGCTAGCAATATTATTAGTAGACTGCCATAGTCTTAAATCCCTAGTGTAGAAATCAAAAGGATTAT